CCTGAATGGCCTGTAGCAAGTATCTACGCGCTAGACCACCCAATACTAGGCTCGCGAGTAGTGAGAACATCACTCATCCTACACAAGCATGATAACGGTGACTTCGAGACCCTGAATACACTCTACAGGAAAACAATATGAACGGTAAGCTAACCCTATTCCTTGACAACTACGGATCAGTCGTCCTCGCCCGTAACCTTCGTCAATTGCAACAACAAGCAGGTGGTGGGCGTATCTCAAAAATGTACCGTGATGGTAAAAATAATAGAGCAGTACACATTGGTTACGTCATCGGTTCCCGTTGGTTCACAGCATACACTCCTTTTGAAAGCATAGAATGAATCCTAAAGTTAAAGCACTCACATTAAAACTCCTGCGTAAAGATCTAAAAAACCTGATTGAATGTCAAAAACTAGACAGAGCACTTGTATCAGAATACTGGGATAAAGCAGATAAAACAACATCAGCAGGTGCCTTCTATTTCAACATCCTAAACATAGAGAAGCAAACAGCTAAAGAAACCACACGTAAACTCCAAGTAGTTCGTGCAGCACTCAAAGAAATCAAAGGAATGTAATGGCTAAGTATACCATCTACCGTGATACAATAGCAAGTGAATACTTGTACTTCAAAAATGATAAAACAGGTGAAGATGACTGCGGTGGTATGTGGTTCAACAACAAGGAACTATACGACTATGATGGCTGCTTCGAGATCCCGATGAAGATTATCGAACAGCTTGAGTCAGAAGGCTACAACATGGATTACGCAAGGGATGGTACTGAAGAATGACTGATATCGAAAAATACTACAATGCTATTTGCAAAAAGTGGTCTAATCCAATGCCACCATGGAAAGACCTTGATCCACAACGACAAATGATGTTCATCCAATCCTTTAACATGCTAATGCAGGTACTATCATGAACAAATACACCTACTACACCACAAATGACGTCCAGATAGAATGCTGGTATGAACTTGAGGAAAAAGAGGAACCAGAATTCGTAGATAATATACAAGTAACATCAGGATATCCCGCGTATGTCGATCTATATGAAGCGAAAATAAATGGAGCAGACGTCTATGAGATACTATCTGACTCCACAATCCGTGCAATTGAAGCTGAAATCCTAAAGGAGAACTCTGATGAGTGATCAACTTAAAGAAGCTGTGAAAGAATTCTTTGCATACCTTGATATGGAAGAAGAAAGCGATAGTGGTCGTATATTCCACCCAATCAGCATCTCATGCTGTAGAGTAATGCTGCATGAACGTGTAAATAGTTGTCTTGAGAAAATGAAGGAACTAGCAAATGACTGAACGTAAACTAGCAACCATAAGAATGATCGACCAAATCGTTCCAATCCCTGATGCAGACTACGTAGAACTAGCCCGTGTTGGTGGTTGGGATGTGGTAGTTAAAAAGGGTCAATTCGAAGTAGGCAATCTAGCTATCTACATTGAAATCGACTCATGGGTTCCACTCAAAGTAGCACCATTCCTAGCTAAGGGTAAAGAGAAAACATTCAATGGTGTGGTAGGTGAACGACTACGAACAAAGAAGCTTAGAGGTTTCTTCTCTCAAGGTTTACTCCTAGACCTAGTTGCAGATGATGACTGCCCACCACCTGATGTAGATACCGACCTCACTGAATACCTTGGCATCCAACTCTATGAAAAACCCATCCCAACATGTCTAGCAGGTATGGCTAAAGGTAACTTCCCACCATACATCAAAAAGACAGACCAAGAACGTATTCAAAATCTCAAAGCTAAATACGCACAATGGCAAGAAGAAGGTACACAATGGGAGGTCACTGAAAAGCTTGATGGTAGTTCGATGACAGTATACCAGCACCAAGGTACGTTCGGTGTATGCAGTCGTAATATAGACCTAAAGCAAACTGAAGGAAACACATTCTGGGATGTAGCAATCAGAGAAAACATCCACATGGAAATGTTTAATAAGGATGAATCGTGGGACTTCGCTATCCAAGGTGAGCTGTGTGGGCCGGGTATCCAAGGTAATCAATACAACCTGACCAAACCTCAGTTCTTTGTGTATGACATCTTTGATATCCAAACACAAGAATACCTACTCCCGCATGATAGAAAGGTTTTATGTGAAGAACTCGGGTTAAAACACGTACCAGTTATCTGGGAAACAGCTGGAATTAAGCAAGAAATGAGCGAAACCCTCTACCAAGCACAAGGAGAAAGTGAGCTTAATGGAACTCATCGAGAAGGTCTTGTATTCAAATCACTCAGCAATACGGGTGAATCATTTAAAGTAATCAACAATGAATGGCTATTAAAATATGACTAAACTATACGAACTTCACCGTAATACCCACTTCAAGCTAGTGGGTGAATCAGCAACACCACCAGGTGGAGCAGAGAGTACACAAGGAGACACTTATTTGCTAAAGCATATCGATGGTATGTACTCGTACTGTTTGGACTCTATGGGCAACGTAGTGCATCTAGCGGCATGGTCTGAAGTTGAAGAGGTTAAGGTATGATAATCGCATATAAACTATTCAGATTACGAAAAGACGGTACTTTAGGGCCATTGTTCATTAATCGTAAACAACGGCTACAATTGTACCAAACCTATGAGGCTGAAGAACACCGAACAAAAGGATTTGCATTTAGACCGGGATGGCATTGCTGTGCTGAACCATTAGCACCACACTTATCAAAGAAAGGTAGAGTGTGGGTTAAAATTCGAGCAGTAGATTACACTGTACACCAACGACCAGCGTCACAAGGTGGCTTATGGTTCACAGCTAAATTCATTAACCTACTAGAGATTCTATGAAACACTTCCCACATAACCAGCATGTATACCTAGCAGGGCCAATTGAGGGTCTCAACTACAAGGAATCAACAGAATGGCGTGATGCAGCAACATTAACGCTAAACAAATATGATATCGATACATTAGATCCAACCCGTAGAGTAGCATTTGTAAATGATGAGAGTGAACATGCATCAGCACGCATCTGGAAATGTGACCTACAGGATATCTCACACTCGTCAGTGGTACTAGCCAACCTATCGGATGAACTACCGGGAAAGAAATGGGGAACAGTGGCTGAAATTGCTCATGCTCATACCAAAAATAAAATTATTATTGTAATATTGGAAAAAGGCCAATTCAAACACCCATTCGTTATGCAGTATGCCACCGAGGTTCACTACACAGTGTCTGATGCTGTAGAAGCTGTAAGGGAATACTTCCGATGATAACCTACATGGCTATGGGTGCTACTATGTTGTTCATTTGGTGGTTGTACTCAGATGATGATGACTCAGGATATCAAGGATGATCCCTGTATTAGCAATTGTTTTCGTTTATTCTCTTTGGTACTACATCTCATTCAAATGATACTACAAATCTGGACAGCTATTCTCTGCTTTGGTTCACTCTGCATCATTGCTCAATTATTCCAACCTAAAAGAATCCATATCTAATGCCTTATATCAAAGAAACCAAACGCCTAGATTTCCAATTACAACCACTTGATGAAATCTACATCAACAATCCCGGAGAACTTAACTACCTAATTACTTACCTGTGTGATCAATACTGGCAACAATCTGGAAACTACCAAGGAATTAATGATATCGTAGGTGCCTTAGAAGGAGCTAAAATGGAGTTCTACCGTAGAGTAGCTGCTCCATACGAAAATGTAAAATCAGCTGAAAACGGAGATGTATACAATGTCTAGAACTAAGGAAATTGGAATGAACGAAGATTACAGTGGGCCAGCTCACACACCAACTATGGCAGAATCACTTGATAGGGCATCAACAGCTGATGACTTTTATGATCTGCAAATGGATAGGATGTTCTGGGCTAAAGGGCCAACAACACCTAAGCCAGATGCTATCAACCCAAGCCACTACCAAGGCTACATCATGCAGCTACAGTGGCTAGAAGCTATGCAGTATCTACCTAATATGCGGGATCCCAATAACTTCAAAGCTGCTGTAGAGCTACAGGCTAGGAAGTACATTGATCGATTGGGTGGTAAAGATGCTGAGTTACAAGAACTTAAGAAAGCAATCTGGTACCTCAAGTTTCTTGCAGCATATATAGCTAATGGTAATGAGCCAATCCGAGTAGCCGATATCAAAACACTTTTAGGGGAATGAATATGAGTTATGACACAAAGTTTATTATTGAAATGAAATTCGAATTAGCATCAACAGTGTTCTTCAAGCAAGATCGTGATATCGTTGTTAAGGCACAAATCCGTGGAGTTAAAGAAGATATCTGCTTAAGTGGTGATGCAGTACCAAAAGTAATCCGTGAAACACTATACACAATCAGAACACCTGATGGCGCATTTAAAAGTGTCCGTGAAGCAACCATATTCAATACAGCACAGGAAGCATTCAAATGACCCCAATGAAAACAGTTGTTAAGTTTGTATCAGGCAGTGATAAACTGTTTTCAACCTATGAAGGAATCGTAGAAGAAGTTGATACATTCACATCGGACACTGGAAAGGAAATGATGTGGGTAAAGTTTGAGGGTGAAGTCTTCAAGGGGCTTTACAACCAATGGATCTACGATTTCCTCTGTAGTAACGAAGGAGAACACTCACATATTGTTCTGTGGGTACCACCTAAGGGTAAACCCATGCTATGCTACGATAAGAAACTCTGGACAGACTATATCACTGAAAGCCATTAATGAAACCAATGCTCCTTGAACGAACCAACCCTAATACATCTAAACTAGAATATCCAGTAATGGTGTTCCCTAAGCTAGATGGTATCCGCTGTCTAGTTGTTGATGGTATCCCTAAGACACGTACACTAAAAGATATCCCTAATAAATATATCCGAAGTGTTCTCACAAGCTTAGGTATTGATGGTTTCGATGGTGAGCTAATCATCGGAAAACCCACCTCTGAAACTGTGTATCGAGACACTAACTCAGCTGTAATGTCTCATGACAAAATGGAGCCATTCCGATACTATGTGTTTGATAAGTGGGATGCACCCGGTGTATTCGTTGAGCGACAAATCACCCTAGCACTAGCCATGCGAGGATTGCCTAACAATATCATCTGGCTAAAAGGGTATCGAGTAAACAATGAGCAAGAACTACTAGCAAAAGAAGAGGAATTCCTTGAACAAGGGTATGAAGGGCTAATCATCCGCTGTATGCTAGGTAAGTATAAACAAGGTCGTACCACACTAAAGGAAAACAATACATTCAAGCTTAAACGGTTTGTTGATAGTGAAGCTATGGTCATGGATATGATTGAGGAAATGGAAAACACAAATGAAAAGAAAACAAATGAATTAGGGCGTGGTCAACGATCCACTGAACGTTCAGGGATGGTGGGTAAGAACACAATGGGTGCTCTGGTTGTAAGAGACCTAACAACAGGTGTAGTATTCCAGATAGGCTCTGGGTTCACCCAAGAGGAACGACAGTGGTACTGGGATAACTCTAGACTGCAAGTCAAACAAACAATTGTAAAGTATAAATCCTTCGCTATTGGTGTTAAAGATAAACCACGCCACCCAATCTACCTTGGTATGCGTGATGTGAGTGACATGTAAGTAGTCGGTACCTAAAGGAGTCCCATGAGAAAAGTAGCAGTAACCTGTGTGTTTGAGTTAACCTATAATGATAGTGTAACAGATGAAGATATTAACTTAGATGTAGAGTATATGTATGTAAACCAGCATAGGTTGGTTACTGATTATAACGACACGTTCACCGTAGTAGAAATCGAGAACTTATATGATTAAAGATAGCCTCATCCCAATTGTCTGCCAAGAAGAATGCTCAGAAGTAATTCAAGCAATCTCAAAAGTATTCCGATTCGGGTTAAACACTGAATATGGTAACAGACAGAGTAACAAAAAGCACCTTGAAGAAGAAATAGGTCAACTACTATTCTCTATTGAGCAGCTGACTGAACACTGGGGATTAAACCCTGATGCAGTAGCTGCAAGTTACTACAACAAGAAAGAAACCTTCAAACAATGGGAGGAATACTTCCCAAAAGATGTATGATAGTAGAACTAACTAAACGAGGATTCTATACAATCGGGTTTGAAATAACAGCCCCAGTAAGTGGCAATGATGTCCTAGCCTTAGATGAGCTAGACCTAAAAATAAATCAACTCGTAAAGACATATGAAAACACAATCAGATTGGGACGAATTCTATCTCAAAACAGCAGAGCTAATAGCTAACCAAAGCTATGCTCGTGATCGCAAGGTAGGTGCATTGATCGTTAAAGACAATAACATCATTGCCTTCTCATACAACGGCACACTACCCGGACAAGACAACTGCACAGTAGATGCATCAGGTAGAACACTATCTAAGGTACTACACGCAGAGACACAGGCTATCGCTAAAGTAGCACGATCAACCCAGAGTACTGAAGGGGCAACCCTCTACAGTACGCTAAGTCCATGTATCGAATGTGCTAAACTAATAGCTCAAGTATCTATCACACGGCTAGTCTACCGGGATACTTACAAGTACATTGAAGGTGTTGACTTCCTCAAAAAGGCTGGTGTGCTTGTAAATGAAGTGCATGATCACAGTAAATTTGCTACACCCGAGTGGTTGGCTAAGTCAGGACTCCTATGAACCAAGACCTCGTATTGCTCCTCACCCCAATGCTTATACTAGGGGCATGGACATGGTATATCTCCACAAAATTAGATGAGGCGTACCAAGCAGTAGCTGCTCAAAATGAAATGATCATCGACCTAGTCAATGAATGTAAAGCATTAGGATCAACCAAGGTAAAAGTTACATATGCATAGATACAAAAATATCAAGGTTACTGTTGTTTGTTTACCAAACGTAGAACACCTGATAAAGAAAATGTTCTTCAATATTCTAGAAGACTACTCTATTAGATTCGCTACACCAGTTACATCAGTGCCTTTCAAGGTAAGTATCTGCTTAGTGGAGTATGATGAGGAAACTAGCTCAGAAGGGCTAACAGTACATTGTGATGGTGAAAACAAGCTGCTAATCCAGCTAAGAGATCCATTCATGAATGATTGGGAACCTAACCCTTACACAATGAGTAGGTTTGTTAGTATCCTTAGCCACGAAATGGTTCATGCCTGCCAGCACCTAACAGGTCGTAAAGGATTCAGGATACCCAAACTCAAGTTCGATAAAACTAAACCAGAAGAAGCCTATTTCTTTGACCCTATGGAGGTTGAAGCACGAGTCTTCGAATCCCCATATGCACAAATGTACGGATGTATACTATATGAATAAATTAAGGCTATGCGTTGACATAGAAACAAACGGCTTCTTACCTGAAGTTAATATGATATGGTGTATGGTAGCTGTTAACTCAGACACTGGAACAGTACACAGCTTCTCCAACTACGATGACACATTACCCTCACTCGCAGAAGGACTAGCATTCATATCAACAGCAGACATTATCTATGGTCATAATATTATTGGGTACGATCTACCTGTACTCGATCACATTCTTGGATTCAAACTACCAAGTAAAATCAAGGTCATCGACACATGGATTCTCTCACAGCTAACCCAATATTCACGACCACATAAGCATGGTCTAGAAGGTTGGGGTTCAGTGTTAGGTTTCCCTAAGCTACCCTTCGATGACTTCTCGAAGTATACCCCCGAGATGCTGACCTACTGTATCCGAGATGTAGAGCTTAATGTTAAGGTATATAAAATCCTTGCTGAAGCTGCTAAAAAGATCATTATAAAGTATCCAAACTTTGTTAAAGGTATGGATGTAGAAATGGAATTCTCAGCTATCGAGTCAGACATCAGGCGTAAAGGCTGGATGTTTGATATGATGGGTGCTAACAAACTGCTTAATGAAATAGAAGCTAAGATGGCTAGCATTGAACAAGTGCTGGAACCTTTAATCGGAATGAGGTGTATTAAAACAGATGGTCTTGAATCAAAGAAACCAGCATGGAGAAAAGATGGGTGCTATACTCTTGCCACAGTTAAACACTTTGGTTATACGCAAGAATCAGGACGAGAGGAACGCCCAATCGAAGGTGAGTATTCTCGCATATCCTTTGAACAGGGTAAAGTCGGGCAAATCGAAGTAGTAAAAGACTACCTCTACAGTATTGGTTGGAAGCCTGATGAATGGAACTTCGAAAAGGTTAATGGTAAGTTCATCAAGAAATCACCTAAGATAACTGAATCATCACTTGAAGCTATTGGTGGTTCAGCCATTACTATTAGCGAGTATTACACAATCAGATCTCGACAAGGGATTCTTAAAGGATGGATAGAAAATGTACAGTCAACAACAGATAAACGCTTACACGGCAAGATGTGGACTATCGGGACTCCTACTTTTAGATGTCGTCACGAAGTCGTTGCAAACATTCCATCAGTCGATTCAGTCTATGGAAAAGAAATGCGATCACTTCTTGTCTGTGAAGAAGGAACATCAATCGTAGGTGCTGACTCCGCAGGTAATCAAATGCGTGGGCTATGCCACTACATAGGTAATGAGGAGTTTACTAATGAAGTTATTAATGGTGATGTTCACCAGCGTAATGCTGATGCCCTTGGTACTACCCGTAAGCTGGCCAAGCCATTTCTTTATGCTTTCTTATTTGGTGGCGGTGCTGGGAAGCTGGGGAGTATTCTCACTGGTGTTACTGATGCAAAAATCGGAGCTGCAGCCAAGGAGAAGTTCGCTAACTCGATTCCTGGAATGAAAGAACTTATCACACGATTGGAAGGTGAATTTGAAAGATCATCAGCTGCTTTTGGTGCTGATAAAGCTTTTATACGTGGCATTGATGGCAGGATTGTATTCGTTAGCTCTAAGCATCAAGTCTTAAACTATCTACTACAAACTGCTGAAGGTGTTACATGCAAGGCAGCTATTGTCTACATGAAACGAGAGCTTGATAAGCGGGGTATCCAATACTACTTTGCGCTCCACTACCATGACGAGTTTGTAGTGATATGCAAAGATCAAGACGCAGAAGAAGTCTCAGAGCTGTCCGTTGAAGCATTCACCGAAGCACCTAAGTGGTTTGGTATCGAGTGCATGAATGGTGCGGCACATACAGGTAAAAATTATGCAGAGGTACACTAATGTTTGACGACGAAGAAACACAAATTGAAATAGCAATCATTGACGCTGATAGTATCATCTACCAGATAGCACATGTCCAAAAGTCCCCGTCACTCTGTAAGAAGGATATGGACTCAGCTATTCAAAAGATCATGACTGAAACAGGCGCTGCTACTGGTATCGTGTATATCAAGGGTAGTGATAACTTTAGATACTTGGTTGATAGCGAATACAAAGCGCATCGGGTAAATAAGACGGCCCCTGAAGTTAAAGAGCGTATTGATATGCTGTATGACTACTGCAAGGAATTCGCCATGGAAAGCATTGATGGTGAAGCAGATGACTATGCAGCTATCACAGCTGAGATGGCTCGTAATGAGGGTAAGTCATTCATTGTATCCCATATCGATAAAGATCTGAACTGTATTGAAGGTTGGCATCATAACTTCAGAACAAACAAAATCTATTACCAATCTAAAAGTGAAGCATACATGTGGGTCATGCAACAGCTACTCACGGGTGATGCTACAGATAACATTAAAGGGCTTGCCAAAGTGGGAATGATCACAGCTGATAAGATCC